AGATGCTAAACGTGCGTGACGTGAGTGCCGATAAGTTTGCTAAGAACGAGGAACTTACGGCGATTAAGAAGATTCTGGGCCTCGAACAAGGCAAGGTCTACAAGGATTTCAAATCCCTGCGCTATGGGCGTGTGATGGTCATGGCAGATCAAGATTTGGATGGGTCACACATCAAAGGTCTGCTTATGAATCTCTTTCATTCCGAATGGCCCCAACTCATGCAGGCAGGCTTTCTCTGTTCTCTTGCAACGCCGCTGCTAAAGGCAAAGAGGCGCCAAGAAGAGCGCAGTTTCTATTCTCCTACAGAGTTTGAGGCATGGAAGACGTCGCTGGGCGGCTCCACAGCCGGCTGGCATCTCAAATACTACAAGGGGTTGGGTACAAGCACGGACGAGGAGGCGAAACAGTGGTTTCAGAATCTCCATGAAATCAAGTATATGTGGGACGCCGAGACGGACGACACCATGTCTCTGGCCTTCTCCAAGAAGCGCGCCGATGACAGGAAGCAGTGGCTGGCTGGCTTTGATCCTCAACGGATGCTCATTATAGGGGAGGCCGGGCACGTCGGCTACTCCCGCTTCATCCACGATGAACTCATTCATTTCAGTAATGCCGATAATATCCGCTCTCTCGCATCTATCATGGATGGGCTCAAACCATCGCATCGCAAGATCATCTTTGGCTGCTTGAAGAAGGGGCTACGATCGGAGATTCGTGTCGCACAACTTGCTGGCTATGTTTCAGAGCATGCGGCGTATCACCATGGCGAGGCTTCTCTCACAGGCGCCATTACATCTATGGCACAGCAGTTCGTTGGGGCAAACAATATTAATCTGCTGGCTCCCATCGGGCAGTTTGGTTCTCGTCTCCAGGGGGGCGCCGATGCCGCCTCGCCGAGGTATATTCACACACATCTCGAGAGTATTATTGACACTATTCTCCGAAAGGAAGACGCGGGGATTCTCGAACACATTGACGACGACGGCCTTCTCGTTGAGCCAAAGACGTATTTCCCAGTCGTTCCCCTGCTCGTTATCAATGGCTGCGTGGGCATTGGCACCGGCTTCAGTACAAACATTCCTCCCCATAATCCCGAGGAGGTGATTGGTCTACTCCGAGACAGATTGGAGGGGCGCCGCCCCACGCTGGCCGATCTCGCCATGCGCCCTTGGTGGCTAGGATTCAAAGGCCCCATCCATCTCGTATCCGATGGTGTCTGGATCACAAAGGGGCTCTACACATTCGATGATACTAAAAAGGTGGTTACAATCACGGAACTTCCTGTGGGTACGTGGACGCATGACTACAAGGCATTCCTCGATGAGTTGTGTGTGGCCGGTGGGGTGGCAAAGGGAGGTAGCCAGAGCGGAAAAGGGGATCCTAGTAAAACGGAGGATGGGAAGCCGGCTCTCAAGAACTTTGAGGACTTGTATGACAATATCAATGTAAAGTTCAACCTAGAACTGGATCCAGATTATTACGATGAGGTTAAAGGGAACCCTGTAGAGTTTGAGAAGCGGTTTCAGTTGACCTCCACTTGGCGCACGACAAATATGGTCGCCTTTGACATGGACTCCAAGATTGTCAAGTATGGGTGCGTGGGGGATATTCTCGAGGCATTTTATGAGCCTAGGCTGATAGCCTATGAGAAGAGGCGGGCGGCGGAGATTGAGAGGCTTCAAGCAGAAGCGGTGGAGGCGGACGCAAAGGCGCGTTTCTTACAGGCCGTACTGGACGGCACGATTGATATGCGCAGGGCTTCAGACGAGGACATTGTGGCCGCTATGATAGCACACGAGTTGCCTGCATTGAGTGGAGATAAGGTCGAGACGAATGTGGACGCCTATGAGTATCTCTTGCGGCTGCGCATGGACCGTGTCAAGGCGGCGGCAGTGGAGGAGCATCAAAGGGCGGTTGTAGTGGCCAAAGCAGCGCTAGCGGCTCTGGAGGCCACAACTGCCGCCGCCATGTGGCTATCTGATCTGGCAGACTTTGAGACTGCGTGGAAGAAGATGCGTACTCAGCGGGAGGCAGCGCTGGAAGGGAAGGGCAAGGCTGTGAAGATTCTGAAGGCGAAGGCGAAAAAGTAATATAGATAGTAATAAATGGCCCAGTATAATCAACTGGGAATGAGGGAACTAGTATTTATTTGCTTGCTGATTTCCATGTATTTTATTCTTAGCTATCAAAGCCAATGGGCACTTATACAGATAGGCACACTATTCTTAATATTTCTTATCGGATTCATTATAAATAAATATGCTCTTAATTAAGTATTTTTACACTACACATTTGAATCTCTATAAGAGGCTCAAATATGTGGTCCAGGTGAGGATTGAACTCACGACCCCGGCGTTCCCTTATGCTATAAGTATACACGAATGTATAAGCACCATGCGCTACCAACTACGCTACTGGACCGTTGAAGAGCCCTCCTACGCCCTATGTTCCTCTAGAAACCAATCCTTTAACCCTAACACGAAAAAATCTTGATGAGCCGATTCGTTTTTTCTGTGCGCATACGGCGGCGCCCTTTCGCCTTCCGCGTGGGTGGTTTGACAGCCGCTTTTCCACCGCCGCCACCGCTGCCACCACCACCGTTCATCACCTTTCCAGTCCCAATATTCACTAAAATCAAGGAAAGATCGTCGCCATCATAGCGTGGATGCATCTTTGTGTGTTTCTGAACTACATACTTTGCAGTGGCATTCAAATCATTGGAGTTTTCAACAAGCCCGTCGTAGATAACCCGGGACACTTCTTCGACTGGCTTGAACAATGTCGTATCCCCTTCTACGAGGCCATCGGACATGATGGCCAAGATACCTTGCCCGGGTCTCTCCCAGGAGACTACATCCGGATAGGCCGTCACCTTCATCTTTGTCCAATCACCACCATAATCAATTTTCCCATCTTTCATACTAAGACTAAAGTCACCAAAGGCACGAGAGACGGCGAGGGCTCCATCAACACGAGGAATCCCGTGTTCATCGACTTCAACTGTTCCACCGGCAGCCTCAATACGGGCAACCTCTGTTGCATCAGAAGGCTCGTGTTTTCCCATCTTTTGAATAATATATCCGGTCGCCGGATCAAGCATAAAACACGGGGAATCGCCGAGATAGGCCAGTATGATATGTGTCGAAGTTATAAGCGCAACAGTCGCCGTTGAACCGGAATCATTCAGAGTCTTTAGTACACCCGGGCTTGCAAGATATTTATTGAATTCAAGAAACGTTTGTTGAAGGATTTTCTTTATCGCCTCAACATCTTTCAAAGATCCGAGAGTTTGCAGTCGTTTCCGGAGCCTTTCTGGAAGTTCGGTTTTACAGCGATTTGACACCTCGGCTCCGGAGTGGCCATCAAATACGGCAAAATAGTCACAGCCTTCCATGAGAAGTTCAATACTGATTCTATCTTCAGTGGATGGCGGGCGACGCCCGCGTCCGTTTACTTGTGCCGTCCCGTACAACATTCTACGGTTCAAAGATGTTTAAACGAATAAAAGAAGGCGCAAAAGGCCCAGTTACATAAACGGATTCATCGGGAGACTCCGAGTCCCAGCACGGCTAAGATGTTGCGGCTGTTCCAAGGGCACCGGCAACTTGCTGATGTCCTTCAAATAATAGTGATACATATCCACGGCAGAAAGAATATGCGGCACTGACCAATCGACAACTTTTTTATTAAGATCATCAACCTGCCCCAGGATATCCGTTGTCATGTTACGGCCATACTGATAATAGATTGCCCGCATAATAATCTTTAGTTCATCGGCTGATTGACTATCAATAACATATTGCTTCGATCCACTCCGATCATACACTCCCTTTCGAATCAACTGCTGTATCCGGTCAACATTTGCCGAAGAGAAGAATCCATTGCTTACCGGCGTGGACTCCCAGTTTCCACGGAGCATATCTGCCTGAAAATCCGGCTCAACGGTTACCTGTGGATTAAACCCGGGAAGGCCCGCGTACGGATCTCCAATGGCGGATTCATTGAATGTTATGCGTCCGTTTTGTCCGGCAGCGGCCTCCCCTGTTAGCGGAAGTTTGAAATCAGGCGGTGTTCCCAATAAACTTTTGGTTACAAATAAATCGTCCGGGCCAGGCATTTGTTCTCTACCTTTGAGATTCTATTCTAAAGTTCGGGAGATTTTCCGGGTCCGGCCAGATTTATTTCTAAATTACCGGTATAACAAATGACCTCTCTTCTCTCCCAGACCAAGCAGAACAACACTGATGGCGGCTACTATATTAATCTGGGGGATATACGCACTTTTATTTACCAGCGCACATCTGAGCCTAGTGGCAACACTGGTCTTCTAGGTGGTAGTTTCTCTGCGGCTGTCTGGGCAAGTAGCAGTCTTTCTGGTGTAGCCGCAGCCAACGCTGGTTGGCTTTCTACAACGCTTGCCACTGCTGGCCAGGCAATCTTGAAGGATATGGGTCGCACGATTGTTTCTTCTAGCCGCACTTTCCGCAAGATTCAGTACGTGGTTCCCGCCACTAGGGCTGCATCCACCTTTGGTGTGAGCGGTACTACCCTTAATGGAGAGTCATATTTCACTGGCTACATTGAGTTAGGATTGGGTGAGGGTCAGCAGGCGCTGCCTGGGGCTGCCAACGGCCCTGCATACGTGGTTAAGTTCGGCCGCTAAACACTCTTCCTGTTTATATCTATATACAGTTCCTCTCCAAGAGGAAATGTATATTTATAAAATAGGTACACCATCATTAGATGGATTTGAAATTTATCTTGTATTGCTTTTTAAGCGCTGTTATAGTCTTTGGCGGGTCGTTTTATTATTATGGAAATAACTTTGAAGCAGCAGCCGCCGTGTACTTCTTAGGAACTATCGTGGCATCTATCTTTTTCGGATTTCGTTGGTTTGCAAAACCCGAGGCAAAGTCCATCGGACCCGGTACGTGGCCACCTAGTATTAACTACTGCCCGGATTTTTTAACACTTACAAAAGATGCAAACGGCCTTCCAGTGTGTGTTGATATGATTGGAGTGGCAAGAGGAGGTTCACAAAATATTCAAGTGTCGAGTGGTTCAAATAATTTTTTCAATCTTAAAAATATAAGAGGTAATATAACAGGGCAAGATTTATGTGATAGTATAAGCGCAGCAGGACTTACATGGGAGGGCGTCAGGACAGGAACCACATGTACAGGTGTTACACCACCGGCGCCTCCATAATCTAAAGCCCATATCCAAGAATATGATTAGAATGACGGAACATACGGTATGTCTACATCCATTTATTGAAGAAAAAATCAATGAATGGTTGTTAACTAGAAAGCAGCCTGCAGTCTTATTATTAGGCCCACCAGGTATAGGAAAAACTACAATCGCGCACAGAGTCTTTCAAATCGCAGGTCTAAAAACAGTAGAGTTTAACGCAAGCCATACTCGCTCCGGAACGTCTTTTCGTAAGATTATTCTACCATTGCTTCGAGAAGGAGGTATTGTACAAATGATTGAATCTGGAAAGCGTGGTGGCATAGGAGTGCTTCTGGATGAAATCGACGGGCTCAGTAACGGAGAGAAAGGGGGGCTATCAGAACTACATGCCTATCTGAAGACCAAAGAGGTAACTAACGGCCGACCACTTATTCTTATCAGCAATACATTGGATACTCGTACGCTGCAGCAGATTGCGAAAATCTGTTTGACCTTTAAGGTGGAGGCTCCGGAGCCACAAAGGCTTCGAGAATGGCTTGGAACAGAACTTCCTGAAACATACTCTGGGGATTTACGGCACCTTAAACGACAGGTATCAGGATTAGAGCGCGGTGAACAAGTAGATGACTCTGCAGAAGGTGTACTACCTGTTGCATGGTGGACACTCTGGGGTGAATGGGATCCTCTGCTCGACATAGATATTGAAAACAATGAAGGAAATCTTGCGAGCCTCATTAGTTTAGAGAATATCCCAGAAAGACTGGAGGCGGTTCATGGAAATACACATGAAGCGTGGAAACTGTATACGTCGCTTTTCGATGCCTATAAAATATCGGATCAAGGGGATTTCTGGGCGTTTTTCTATCAATGCTGGACGATTTTACCCATATCTCTTCGTCTTAAACTAAAGACGATATCTCTACGACTTGAACAAGAGGCTCCTCTTTCTCCGCAGGGAAAGCGGGTCGCGATAGAAGATTTTCGCTACACACCTGTCCTAACAAAACAGTCCGCGATGTTTAATGCCTGGAAGTTGTTATGCGAGATTTCAGAAAAACGTAAGGTGCCTGTGCGTTTGGCTGCTATGTATGCGTTTTCTGAAATACAGTCTGGGTCTTTAAAGACGGATAAGGTGCGACGCTACGAGGCAGTCAGCCTTGAGAATTTATATGCGAGTATTAAAGGCGCGAACCCCTAGAACGCCGTCGTGTACCCCCCTCCAGATTCTTCGGCTTCTTCCATATACTTTCTTTTGTTTCACGGTTATACCAATAGGGTTTCCCAGTCGTTTTGGAGAGTTTTTCAACCCATTTAGATTTTTTTTTTGGTTCTTCGGCGGCGGCCACCCTTTCCTTAACCGCAGCACCTGTTCGCTGCTCCGGAGCCCTGTATTCTATGTTTAAAAAATCAAAGACATCTTCTTCTGTTTTTAACAGCGGAACCGCCTTTGCCCCCTCTACTTTTCCAGTAAGTTTCATCTCATGCTCATTAATGGTGTAGCCCCTTTTTAAGGCGTGTTTCCGAAAGGCAACATTGAATTCTTGGGACCCAGTAAAATACAGTTGGGCAAAGGCAATCTGATCCACGGGAATCACTAGCAAATCGAGACGTCTGGCGGTTGACTCGCGAGTTAGACGAACAATACTCAGATTCTTCTGCTCCCCTTTTGACAACTCTTCAATCATATAGTCCATGTCTCGTAGCCTCTTTACATAGGCGTGGAAGGCGCGTGTCCGTTCCTCTTTCTCTGCATCCATCGTAAGAAGCACATCAATATCCCCGCTTGTTTCTGCTCCGCGCCTATAAGAACCCACGACAGTTCCGCTCACCCCCTCGGGAAGTTCTGCAAGTAATAGAGTCTCGTGCTTTTCAAGTTCTGCTCGAGGAATCCGCTTCCTAATATCATCATAGTACTTCAGACCAGTGCTCTGCGTTTTGTTTAAAAGTTTCGGCTTTTCTGCAAAGGCCGCACGAAGATTTGCAATACTCTTAATCCCTTCTCCAACAAGTTCTTTCGCCTTTGCATCTCCAATCCCATGAACCCCTTTTAAAACCTCTAAAGGCTCGAGATCAAGTTCTTCTTTTGCCTTTTCTGCGGCCGCGAGACCCCCTGTTTCCAGTATTTCTTGAACCTTCTTTCGCATTTTTACACCAACACCGTCAATGTCATCCAAGTCTTCAACCTTTTTTATAGCCTTTTCCGTGGATCGAAGTTGTTCAATAACCCTCTTATAGGCGCGCACTTTGAACTGCCAGTGTTCCCCTTTTGTCGCTGCATCCCGCCTCTGTAAGACGGTAAAGGCCTCGATGATTTTCTCTTTTATATCGGCCATTCTATTGGTAGTATTAGATTAATACTATCAATAGGGGGGCGCATGCCGGTTAGCGCCCCTAGTTAGTAACAGGCATTTCATTTTGATGCAGTAGTTTAATAAAATGCAGGGGCTCTGTTCTCCCCATGCGATAGGCGCGTCCCAGAATCTGCTTCTCCTCCTCATGTGTCATGGCATGAAGAAGCACAACGTGTGTTGCAGCCGTGATATTGAGTCCGGATCCCGCATAATGCGAGTTCAAAAGAAGGCATCGCACATCCCCTGTCTGAAACTGGCGCAGGGTAGAGGCAATACCATCCTTATTCCCCTTCAGTTGCTTGACCGTGACACCCAGGCCCGTGACAGCCTCTTCAATCGCTGTAAATGGATTATCATAGCGACTAAACACTAGAAACTTCCCATTAGGCGATTCTTTGAAAAGCCGTAATAAAGCATCGGGCTTTTTCTCCTTTACCTCTTCTGGCTCCTTTTGAGCATCCACAATCTCAGTAGGAACCTTCTCCAATACAATCTTTGTTAGTTGACTAATCTTGTACTCGGTACGACACATTGGGCACGCCGATGAGCGCGTCCTACAGTTAAGAATACATTGGCCGCAAAAAACTCGAGAACAGCAGGGAGTAATCATGGACTCGGAAGGATTCTCGTAGCAAATGGGGCACATCTCATCCTTGAAGCCCTCGATCCTCTCCTGAATACTTTTAATCGCCTCATTTTTCCCCTTTATCTTTTCCTCCAGACTTTTCAGCGCCTCCTCCTTTGCCCGCGCCGTCGAATACTCAAATCCCGCCTTAAAATCATACGTTGCCTTCAATCTCTGAAGTTCCTTCTTCAGATTAATCGTAACTGCCTCAATGAGGCTCGTAGTGTCTTCCGATTTTACACCCAGTGCGGCAATGGCCCCTGCCACATCTCCTCCGTGTAATAACTGCTGGACATCCAACGGAACGGCATCGGCAACAATCTGCTGATTAATGGGGGCAACACATATAACATTGCTCCTGTACAAAATAGGCAGTGAAATCGATTCTTGAACAAATGCGTCTGTACACTTAATAACAACGCGCCCTCGCAAACGATGACTATTGTTTATAATATCTCTGAAAAAGTTATAGGATGTCATACTAAAGCGCATATAGTTATAGGCACGCCCTGAGCGCATCAGTTCCGAAAAATAGGGTTTTAGGCAAGCATACGTCGCCCCCTCATTAAAGACATACGAAAGAAGAGTATGCTGTTGAATATACAATGATTCGTTTGGGAAAATGATATTTATCCAGGAAGCAGTAATAAACCAAGTGAAGAGTGTCTCTGGCCTTGGATAGCCATTTACAATATGAATCGTATCGGCCTCATCAATAAACACGCGTTTCCATAAAATATGATTATCTCTTTGCCATACACTCAGTTCCTTGTATTGGGTATTGCTAATAAGAACTACTTGTGCAGCCAGCAGAGATTCGCGAAAGGAGGGCTGTAAGAGACTCTTCTTTTTATCAATCATCAGATATGTGAGATTTGTCTGATTTTTAATATACTCGGACCATTGGCGGAACAGTGTATGGGGAACCACAATAAGACATCCTGCGCCACTCATGTCTATGGCCACGTCATCCTTGATGCTAAACATTTTATAGGAAGAGTTTGCCCCAAGAGTTTTAATAGTTGGTAGAGGGGGGAGCGTCGCTAGACGGGCAATGTGTGCCAGAACCATTAAAGACTTTCCAACTCCCACGGAGTCTCCTAGAACGCCGTAGGAAGAATAGAGAGTTTCACCGGAGCAGGACATACCTGATATGAGTTCTTGCTCTGTCTTTTCCATAGAGGCAATCACTGCCTGCTGATGTGCTCTTAGGCGGACCTTCATAGAGTTGGGGGGCGCATCAACTATGGGGGAGTTTGAGTCAAGGCCTCTTTCTAATGTATCTGCCATAAGGGTAAAGGCTCTGTAGGGAGAATACGAGGTCATAGATTTCTATTGATGAATATCTTATGTTCTTAAAGTCTTATGCGGTTGAAAAAAAAGTGCGCGCCACCCCATCCTTAATAAAGGCGTTCAACTTGAGCCCCGTTTTTTTAATCAATGGGGACTCTGTTTCCCTTAATCTCTTCTTGTCAAATGTGTTTTCAGAATGACTCATAACAAGCATCACCTTAAAGGGATTCAGTTGGATCATCGGATTCCTGTAGTTATCTAAGAAGGATTTTTCCTCTGCATGAGTAACAGTTTCATCATAAAGATGTGAATCTGCGTACTTTCTTTTCCACGCCATGGTTCCATTTGTCGCGTGATTTGGGTGATAAGGACCGAGTTTATAAATGGTTTTTATATCAGAATAGTACATGTAGACTTCAGACGCCCCCGCTAGTTCACAAGTAGGATTCTGTTTAAAGGCGTTAATAACGGCAGATACACGCTCTGGAGGATAATAGTCATCATCGTCCATGGCAACTATTATGTCACCGCATGATTTCTTGTTTAAGATATTTCTCTTGGCCCCGATGGTGAGTTTTTCACTCATATAGATGTAATGAAGATTCGGTATTCCAGTATCTTTAAACAAATCTTCAACGGGATCGGAGCCATCATCTAAAATAATCCATTCCATCCTTTCTTTGGGATATTTCTGAGAGTTGTAGCAGGCGATAAGGTGTGGAATAAATCTGCGGCGATTATAAGTTGGGGTGATAACAGAAACAAATGGGAATGTTCCCGCTCGTTCCTGTGATACAATAGGTTGCTTTGAAACTGACATTCCTACAGATAGATATCTGAAAATGTTTAGACCTTATTTATCTATTTGACCGTACAAGACGCCAACTCCTATTAAAACGCCACTTATAGCAATAGAAGTATACCATAATGCGTTTTTATTTTTTTTATCATTGTCAGATGGATTTTTTGAATCAACTACAAAGTACCCAATGAGTGAATTAATAAATCCATTCGGCTTACATGGATTTTCCGCACTTGATATTAAGACACGACTTACTGTTGGAGTATCGATTCTATCTGGAGAGCAGGCGGGAGGTGAAAGTGATACTCCAGTGAGACTTTCAAGTTTGCTTAGTGCGCTATCTTTTAGTTTAGAAAACTCGTCTCCAAGGCCGACTTTATCTGCCGCTTCTTGCGCTTTATTTATCAGTCCCTGTGCTGCATCTGATTGAACAAGCCCTGCTACTTTATCTCCTGCTGCAGATTTTGCTGCGTCTCCAAGGGAACTTATACTTGAAAGCCCGAATCCTCCCTCCATCTAACTATTATATGATTGTAAGAAAGAATACTATTCTTCCGTGGTGCCCGCTTCTTCTGTCGAATCCGCTTCTTCTGTCGAATCCGCTTCTTCTGTCGAATCCTGTGTTACAGGAGCGTCGCTTATTAAATCCTCTTTAGTCAAAGCCCGCCATGGAAATATGCCGGAAACCCAAAAGGGCGGCTTCACAAGTGAATAAAAAATCACACCTGGAAACCCTATCATTCCATGAATAAAATACCATATTCTCGCAAAAAGAAAATCTTTTTCACTATCTACATACATGTTTACAGAGACAATCCCACCCCACAGAATTGAGAGTCCTAAGACCGTATAAAAAAGAATCGGAATAAGATATCTGTACAAAAAGGTTTTCGTATTCCTCGACACACGATTTAGATCATAGGGGTTTCCAATAAGAGAATCATATTCATATATCAGTCCCTCGAGTTCTAAATCATAATCGGCAGCCGCCGTAACAGTTGGAAGTTCATAGGGGGGTGTAACAGGTGCTGAACCAGAACCACCAGATCTTGCAAACTGTTCTGTAGGTTTTGTAGGAACTACGTAGGGTTTACTGTTATTAAGTTTTAATATATCAGCATTTATTCTTACCAATAACTTGTCATATTTTTCTAAAATGGATTCGCCCTTGAAAACAAGCGCCCCCTTCTTTAACGACTCAGTCTTTTCTCCCTTAATCGTCTCATATTGATTCTGTATCTTATCCCGCTGCTTAATTAAAAGTTGTGTTTGTGCAGCCAACGTATCATTATAAAACTTCAGTTGCGCGGCATCAGTTTCGGCCTGTAACTGAGCCTGTTTTGTTGCGCATTCCTCTGGAGACATTCCCTCCTTACATGCCGACTGTAGATTCTTTGTACTATCTAAGGCAGATGTTAAGGCAGATGTATCAACCATCCCCTTTAGTTCAGGTGAGAGTTCTGTAGCCATAGAGATAGATGATGTTAATGTAGTTGATATACCAGTAAATTGCGTGTTAAGACTTGCTATATCATCGGTAGCCTTCTTTGTATCAGTCGCTGCGACCGCCCCTCCGCCAAATATACTTTGAAAAACACTCGGAGAGGCCGCAGGAGGTGTGGCCATAGAGTCTCTATCCTAAGATTCCCTATTTTTCACACGGTTTTTCCGGGATTCGCTTTCCTATTACTAAACAGAGGCCGCATGATAGAACTCCTTTATATGGCAAGACCCATCTACGGAGGCTGGGTATCCTTTACCGCGCATCTCGCCTTAAAATACTCCTTACCCCTCTATAAAATAGGTTCAAGAACAGAAGAGAAACAGCGTGAATACGGATATGGGGTCAAATATCAAAATCGAGCCCCAAATGATCTACCAAGGGGGCGCATCCTTATCACAGCCATTGATAAATCCTACTATGAGTTCCTCGATAAGATGCCCGACGGGACCATGATTGTTATCCACGACCCCACAGAAGTGTCTGGAAAAGGGAAGGAGCCGGTTCTAAAGGCTCTGGCTCGATTCAAGGTCATAACTATTCGCGAATCCGTTAAAAAGTTCCTGAAAGATGAGTTCAATATCAAAAGCAAGTTCATTATCCATCCCTTCTATGAATACCCGTTTACAAAGAGCAAATCACCCAAAGAGGCCGTGAGCGTTTCACGCATCGATTTCGACAAACACACCGATATTATTTTGAAGGCAAACAAACATTTAAAGAATCCCGTTGACATTTACGGCGCAATCAATCGCCAATACGTCTTTTTCAAACTGAATGATCTCGGATTTAAACGATTCTACAAAGGGCCATTCGAAAAAAGTTTCGAGGATCTCGACGACATTCTATCCGAAGCAAAATATGTCGTAGATATGAGCGTTATTAAAAATGATGGGGGTGGTTCACAGTACACTTTTTTAGAGGCCATGTATCAGGGATGCGCCCTTATCATAAATGCAAAATGGGTGGAAAACTCCAAGACAGAGTTTGTGAATGGCAAAAACTGCTTTGTTATTGGAAACGAAGAAGAACTTGCGGACTTGTTAAACAAGGATCCAAGTACATCTCGTGTGGTAAAAGGAGGGAAAGAACTATTGCGCCCACACATTGAAGTGAACTGGCCAAAGGAACTGTCTAGAGTTTAGAGGGCGTATTTCAACCCCCCCATGCCAGAAACAATCTCAAGGAAGTTGATATTCTCTACGTATATGTCGATATCGTATACGTAGGTTGTATTTGTCGGCAACGGCCAGAAATCCATGTCAATCTGAAAGTTACGAATGCGACTCGCATTCAAAGAACCCGATGGCTGCACAGGAGAGTTTTCAAGTTGAAATGAATAGAGAGGGAGACCTGGCTGGCCAACACCCGTCGCATATTTATACATTGAATATTCTGTGAAAAAATCCACGTTTTTCGTTTCTTGGATTTCATTTCCATCACATAGCACATGAATACTGCGAATCATATCTTGCTGCATTCCTGGGAGAAGTAGGCCAGAATAGTTTAGAGGAGGTGGAGGCGTTGTCGTAGACGGCCATGATGCAAACGGGTAATAAGGATACGTGTACCAGTTTGTAAAGTTCGCAAAATCATTCCTATACCGATTATCTGAGCGGCGCTGAATAAAAATCATTCTTGTAAGCGGATTATGCGCTTGTAAATCGAGTACAGCGCGCGTAGTCTGCCCGTGATTCGGAAAGAGCGTGGACTGTGTAATAATATACGAGAGGGGCCTCGTGGCAAAAACGATTTGCTCCTCCCTGGGAAGATAAATAAAGTTTGCTTGAAGTCTTGGATACAGTGTTTGCCATGTATCAATATCTGGAACCGTGAATCCAATATCCGTTAGAAAATAGCGAATATTTCCACTAATATCTGCCGCCGAAGTATAGGCGGGAGTATTGGTTGATGATGTTCCTGGGACTTGCCACTCAGGATTGACCCTATTTCCATAGTTATCTAGAATCGTATACAGTTGTGAAATGGGGTTTAATGTCAACTTTATTTCACATTCATGATATTGTAGCCCGATTAAGGGTAAGGATTTTGATATAGCATCTGAAAACCAAAATGACAAGGGCACATGAATATCCCGTCCGAAAATCGAGGGACGATTTGTCTGGGTCGTCACATTCGGATTTCTAACTACAGTAGGATAACCGGAATACACAGTGCCAAACTTCGATGCGTATTCACTTGTACTTGGGCTAACCATTGCATCTGTATCTCCAACAAGTATTTTCCATTTTTGAAACTCGTCTGTATCTTCGTCTAGCAAGGCTTTTGCTAAAATATACGAACCATCGAACTCCTGTATTTTTTGACCTCCAATAGAAAAAGAAAGTCTGTTTATAATAGCCGCACCAAGATACTTAACCCATTGAAACTCGTATTGTGCCGTGCGATATACCGGATTCTCGACCGTTCCTCCTATTATTTTAGAAGTAGGGGGGACATATTTACTGTAAATATCGGGAACATAAAAGGAAAACACAAGATCTGAGAGTAAATCTCCATAGCGAGGAATTTTCGCCCGGAGATCTACAGTTGTATTAAATCCAAGTTCATTCGGACCTTCCAATGCAATCGTAATATTCTCCATAGCAAAATGCGTATATCTCTTGAACGCCTTGTAAAAATATGTCATTTGCGGATTGCCGCTTAAAATAACATTCTGTGTTCCATAGGCAACGAGAGCATATAATCCTCCACCCGCCATTGGGAAATCCTTACTGGAATATAAGAGATTATATGTTTAGACCGCGACGTTTCAAAATTGAACAGCAGAGCACCGGTTATCAAGGGCATGGATTTGTTACAGTCAATAGAGGGCGTTTTGAGACAACAGAATTCTCGCACGCATTTGGATACTAGAAAATCATACATCAAAGTTCAAAGAACGGAAGCAGGTATTCTAGAAGAACCTGTAGGCAGATTCGTCAGATCCTATTGTATGGGATCTGGCGACGGCATGACACTTCACTGGGAGTTCATTAAGGATGATAAAATCATTGTTATCGACGATCAGAGGTGGGGGCCTATTGATGGGTCTACTATGGTTGGATTTAAAGAGGATACCAGTACTAACGACCCGTCCACTCAGGCGAAAGGCTCGCAATAGAATCTGTGACTTTTGCACTTACCTGTGATGATACTCCTTTTTGCATTATATTTTGGATTTCAGTTACAGATAAGGCGTATCGAGTGTAAACAAGATTCGATATTTTTCCATTAAAGCCGCTAGTTAATACAATATTATTTCCACTCCCAAGAACGCTGGGCCCTGAGGTTCCGTTTAAAGTAATCGCCCCCCCCTTGTAAAATAAAACAAGGTCTTGAAAATTCTGATACGGCAGTGTATCAGTAAAAGGGATTCTATTTTTAAGATCGCCGTTTATAAATATATCTATACCGTTATTATAGCAGTTTAATACAACGTGAAACCATTTGTTTAAAGGGAACCCCTTTACATCTGCGTATGTAAATGGATTTTTATATGTGTTCATTACAACCCTCATAAGGGTGCTTCCATCTACATTTGTAGAATTAATGAACACACCTGGCCCAATAAGGGGCCACAGAGTTTCATAGCCTTTATGAAATACGTGATAGAACTTATTAGCACTCCCCCCATTTTCTGGACCTTGAATCGTAGAGGAATTTACATAAATAAAAAATGAATATGAGAACTCAATGCCAGTGCGTTCATTTACTGAAAATTTGATTTCTTTTGCGTCTGAATATTTTGATGCGTCTTGATGTATTGTAATAGTACCATCGTCAGATGCTGCCGTATAATCTATAAGTGTTTGATAACGCCCTTTTGCTTCATATACACTTTTGTATAAGACTTCTCCAACTAAAGCAACAATAAAGATCATTACTACAATTACAATTCCTGATATTACTTGACCGGGAGAAGAACCACTGTCATTTCCATACGGTAAATATTGTTGTTGATAACTCATTCCTACTATCGTATCTATTGGAATAAAAATTTATTATAATACTTGTGCTCCTTTTAAAAGAGACGCGAACCAAGAAAACAAATCTAAACTTACTCCGCTTGGCCCGGACAAATACGTCCTGTATATTTCATCTGGATTCATGCTGTAGTTAGCAACGCTTGTATTGCCTATGTATCCGTCGAATCCCCCTCTGTCGCATATCTTTATAGTTACATCTTTTGTAGGATCTACTTTAAAATAGGATGGAGCGGCACATGAACGAGTTAGTTTGCCATCCACATAAACGTCTATTATTTTGCCTGAAATAACCACTGTAACCATTGTCCAGCGCTGAAGATCTATTTCAGGGAGATCACAGAGAGCCGGTGTTCCTTTCAGAAGCGAATCATCAGATGCCATTGGCTGAAACATTGCATCAACTGTGGCTGTACTTAGATTTCCGTATTTCTCATATGAGTTTGGTGTATTCGTGGTCTTAACTATAATGCTGCCGCTGCCTGTGCCACGGCTTGTGCCACCACCACTTGTCCCACCACCACTTGTCCCACCAGCGCTTGTCCCACCAGCTCTTGTCCCACCAGCGCTTGTCCCACCAGCACTTGTCCCACCAGCACTTGTCCCACCACTCTCTTGAAATCCTTCTTCCAACCCACCGTTCAAAACAGACTTCACACGATTTACAATACTACTTGTGTAATCGCTTAGAGAAACCTGAAATCCCTCAATATCCGCATAATGTGTTCGCACGAAAAGCGAGTTTTTATAGGGGCCTATACCCATAAGCAAAGTGGAAAAATGCGACCCTTGAATCTGAAATACGTGTTTACGCTTGTTATTAGTATTTAAACTGTTTACGTAAAGCCACGTGTTTATAGAATAATCACCTCCCTCATAGGGCTGTGGAAACTTTGGTATACTAGTCCAAGGAACGTTTGCCGGTTGCTGCGATTGTATAATAGTTGTAGTCTCCGAATACGCTGGTGTTTGTAAAAATCTGTAGAAATAATATATTAATAAAACGCCAACTATTACAAATGCAATGTTTATAAAAGAAAATACAGTTGTTCCACTTTCAGTCCCTGTATCGGCCATTTCTATAGTATTATCAAAAATAAAACGTAGTCATTTATTCTATGCGTAGTTTGTTGACCATTGAGTTAATGGATTTGCTGGTTTAATTGTTGGAGTACTTATACAATTTCCCGATGGACAGAAATTTATACTAGGAATGTATGCTGTTAATCCAGAAAACATTGTATCCCTATAACCTGGAATGATACCTCCAATACTAGATATACTCATTGGATTGGATGAATCGTTGAAAAAGGGGTTTCCACGAGTATCGGAATATTCTGTGTATTTTGTAGCAACATCCTTGGTAGAAAGGCGATAGTCATACATATTAATGTTTATAATTCTGCCATCTAAAGCAGGGGAACCGGAGTTAGTTGTATCAAGGGGAGTTATAGGGGCAATGGGATGTTTTAACTTCTTTGATAAAATCAATGTATCATTATAAAATACGTCTATTAGACGCCCATCACGAACTATCGTCACATATGTCCATTTTTGTATATCCAGGTTTGGCAAACGAATCGTCTCGATCATATAAACATTTTCATCACCCTCATTCCTTTGCGAGCGCATTGTTTTAACAGCAATCTGTGCCGCAGAGAAGTTTTGTCTACTCGCATCTGGAGCAATAAGTACTTCAAACATGATAATATCTCCAATATTAAAGACTTGTTTATAGCCTACATGTTCACAGTTAGCACAAGCAGGAGTTGTACATTCACACATATCTGAACAACCAGATGATCCTGACCCACAGGAAGGGTGTACTCCTGTGCGATTTGTCTGACTTAAAAAGACAAATGCAGAAAATGTTCCTGCGTTCCCACTAAAAAACTTAGTAGTTTCTCTATTATTAATAATTTGAAAGCGGGCACTTTGATTCAAATCATACGGGCCTGTTGCAGTAACATTCATTTTTTGAATGTACGTCGGAGAGAAATAATATATTAATAAAGAGGCCATAACAAGGCCTACTAATAACAATATCCATACTTCCATATCTATTAATGTTAAAGAATATCTTTAGCATTAATAGGTCATTCTATCCTTATGTACTACAGATTCTTATAGTGAACTTATGGCTTTGGATTCATTGCCTTAGATTCATAATAACGAATTTCTTTTGGTGATAAAATTCTTGGCCACATTGACATATGAGATATCTCAACAACACTCGTATTGGTGGGCGGAAAAAAGTCAGTAGCAGAGCCTACTTGTTTTAAGTTATTAACAACAATTGTTGAAACAATTTGTCCATTTACATACACTTCTGCAAAGGTATCGGCTAAGACAATACATACACGCTGCCATGAAGTAGTTAAAGTGATACTCTCATTCATTTGTACTATCGGCTTTGCTATCGTTGCATCATGTTCAAACAATTCTATAGTAATAAGATCTGGAGCATCTTTTGTCGATACTAATATGTTCGTCTGATTAAAATCGGCATAATTAAATGGTCGTTGTAGTACCTGTGCTGTAGACCTGTAAAGAACAGCCATTTTTTTTTGAGATGCCGCGACCGTTCCCTTTTTAATATCAAAGCCTATTGTATAAGAACACTGCGGTAGCCTTGTAGTTTTACCAGGGGGTGTTCTTTTATTCGGGGAAGATGGAAGATAAATATCATCCGTATAGGAAAGTTCTCTATCTCCAGCACCAGAAATCACAATAATACCAGGATTATCCGCAGTTAAGGCAAAAATAGGTGTTATAGTAAGATGAACAAAGACTAATATTAAAAATAAAACTAATGCAAAGAGTGAAGTATAGTATAATACTGAAAATACGATTGCCCCATAACTTTGTTCCATGACGTCCTTCCTACTTACTAGGTTTTATTTTCCGCGTCTTTCCTCGTTCTTTCATATCACCCTTTTCAGGGTGAAACTGTATTCGCGAATAATAGGCCTTTGTCTCCGAGGGCTTACACCCTCGGATTTTTTCACGCAAATAACAGACGAATGAGATTCGTGTAAATGGTTTTTCGCCGCCCATGGTACCCGTAGTTTCATCATCATTATGAATCTTAGGGAGTTTCTTATTGAACTCTTTATCTTTCGCCGATTCGTACAGTTCTGTATTACAATGCCATTCGTGGACATCCATTGCTAAAAAATCCCCCGTACGTACATTAAATCCTACGCCATAGCGGGGGAAAAGCGTCGCACCCCCCGAATATTTACCCCGCTCAATGACGGAAAGGTTTCCATAGCCTTCGCGAAAATCCCCATCATCCTGGTGAAGTGCCGTTTGAAAGTTTCGATTAATCGTAATCGAAGAAAAGGCAGTATTAGATACACGATATGCTGGCATCTTGGATGCCGCCGCGTACTGTTTTGCATGAGGACCCGGAATGAGTTTCTTAAATGCTCTGTCAATCGCCTCAATAAAGGGGATGCCGTGGCGATACTGATGAAAATATTTCTGAGTGTATGATGTCAGACGACAAGGGAGTTTCATAAACGGCGTCTGCTCAAAATATCCTAGAACGGAACTAAACACATTGTTATTCACTCGCATTTTCGAGAGTTTCCCATCCTGCATGTAGCGCGCAGACCATTTATTAATATCCGTAGGCTTCCTTTTTTTCCAATAGTTGGAATCCACTTTAATAGGCCCTGCCGCCGCCCCCCTGTTTCGAGAGGCCGCCGCCGTCTGATAATAGGCTTCCCAGCCTGTCTTAATAAGGGGGTTGGGAAGCACATGTTTTCGAAATCTGGCAAGAAGTTTTTTCTGGCCGGATTCTTGTCCATAGACATCTACATCCTCGTCAAAAATCTCCTTCACTTCTTTCTCTGTAAAATAGGTGCCTTCGCGCGCCTTGATTTCATCATTCGACATTACCGGCTCCAAGACTACTTCGCGCACTTTTGTTGAAATAGGCCTTGCTTCAGTGGAAGGAATCTGGAGCCCCTCGTAGATTTCAGGCTTATACACTTTTTCTTTTGCATCCGCGCGCCCATATGTATTTTTTCTTGATATCCCCCGCTTGTTTGCAATGGCGAGCATCTACTAAGAGCAAATATTTCTCTCTTCTAGGTAAGGAGTTATGCGGATATCTAAGCATAGACGTTGGAGAGGTAAACGCCGGCGCAGAAAAAAGAAAAAACAGAAAGGCGGTCGTCACTATCCAATGACCTGTGTCTCCGCGTTTTTCAACATAAAGGGTAAGGTTGTCTCCAGATTTACAGATTGGTTTCCTAACACCTTGGCAATTAACTGCCCCTATGTCTTTTTCGGGACAAAGGACACACTAGAAATGATTAAAACGTACCGAAAGGATTTACCAACGCATTATATCGAGTACAATTTGGACAACTTTGTAACAAAGAAATGGAAGGATAAAATGACGATCGACGAGTTTCACTGCCCAAGCGTCGATCTAAATATGGTCTGGAATGAAAAGATATATATGCTTAAGATGGCAGCGGAACGGAATCCCTTTCATAGCGAATGGTTTCAGTGGGTGGACGCGGGAACCGCGGCGTACCGCGAGGAGAAACCTCCCGCAACAGAGTATCCGACAATAGAAAAGTTGGCTATGCTACCGAAAGATAAATTGACATATTCGTCATCGATTAACTATTCCGATGAAAGACCAATACATACGATAAACCATCATATTGCTGGAACAGCGTACATATTACATAAGGATATGATTTCTAAGTTTGCAGATATCTATACAAAAAAGATGGACGACGTACACGCTGAGCCAGGAATGTGGACGGATCAGATTGTTCTTACTCACGTATATCGTGACACTCCAGAACTTTTCTTCAAAATAGGATATGGTTATGGTGATGTAACGCGGAAACTTTACTAGTTCTTACCAGCATTTAGATAGGCGGGCATACACTACGTTAGACCAACGGGCATTTTAAATGGGCACTAAGTAGAATGGAACATCTACAAGATATGAAGGATTCTGTAGAAACATCCGTAAGAATAAAACTGTTTTCATCATTGAAAACATCTTCGTATTATCATATTTTTAAGAGCAATATGTTTCAGTTCCCACTATCAAAATGTAGAGAACTAAATAATTTTAATCCAGCCCGTCTTTCAAACGATCCTTATCCTAAAGAAGATCGTCCCAGAGGGCAAAAAGATTTGAAGTCAGTTTTACATCATAGACATATAATACGCCAACAAGGTCATACAGAACCAATATGGATAGCATTTAAAAAAGGAGAATATACTTTACTGGATGGTGCTCATCGTATTATTGCTACATATTTAGAAAACAAAAGAACTATTCCCACATATATAATTGATATTGATGAATAAAGTGCCCAATTAAATTGCCCGCTGGTCTAAAATATCTATTACAAGTAAGGATGGAACGGGCGTTAGCCATTCGTTATAATGGGCGCAGAATACTACTATTTCTAGTAAACATTACGGCCGTTTTAACGATTCTAGGGAGTCAAGAAATACAAGGTATTCTGAATGGTTTTTTTGAAACTATCAGAGGTGGATCCCGTGAAGAAGTTATAGAACTGTTACATTCCTTATTCTTAAATGAGTATGTACTACAAATATTAGATGATTTGGTACCTCAAATCGCTGAAGATCTGCCAGATGATGACAGAATCAGTGCAGTAGGCATTGTATCATTCTTATTTGCGTTTATAACTTATTTTATATATTTGATGAGGCAAAGAAGGCGGCACCGTGGTGGAAGTAGCAGTGGAACAAAGAAACGTGATGTGTGTATTGATGAGTTATGTGCTACAGTCCCCGATGAGTATCATGCCTTTATAACAACTGTAATAGATCTTATTGAACATTTACAAACGAATCCTATTCGTTCGCCCAGTGAATTTTTAACTATACTTCGAAAAATGTCAGTTAAAACTCCGCGTGTTTCAGGTAAGCGACGGGCTAAATCACGAAGCGTTAGGCCTCGCCCTTCGTCGTCCACCAGAGCAACGCCCCGGCGACTAACACCACGCCGCCACCGATAAGCCCCCCTTTAACCATCGAACGCGTATCTATTTCGTCTAAATCCGCCTGATTGATCACAGGGGATGTGGCTCTCACTCCAATCCGTGAATAGAACAGTATCGACTCTTTTTCACTAACGGTGGGCTTATCCAGACTCTTATTCACTACATTATGCACATTGACTGTCCAGCGAAAGAGATCTTCTCTTCTATCAAGATGTGGTGATATAGGAAACTTCTGTAGATGTGTGCTGTAATGTTCGCGGCACTTTGGGCACGGAATGAGGTGCGCAAGACTTTCGTAAAAGTCTTTCGCGGCTCGCTTATGCGCGTAACTCGGTTTTTCGGGATATGAAAGGGCAGTAATATGAATCGTGTGCCAGAAAAAGGGACCCCACACAGAAGGCGGTAGTCTCATCTGTATTCCTTCCTATTTATAGTATAGGTTCATTTTACCAACGCCTAAACGCGACCGACTATATTCTACAGTGATCCGAAAGGATAGTATGATGCCATTTTATAAACAATCCGGAAATTTATTTGCAAACGTCATATGTACAAATTGTTCAGAGGCCGGTCACACGGCAAAACGCTGCCAAAGCCCGACTACAAGTTATGGCATAATCCTGTTTCGCTACAACAAAGAACATAATCAATCTGCCGTACTTCATTCAGATAAAACATCAACGACAGGGTTGGAAGGAGCCAACTTTGAATATTTGCTTATTCAAAGAAAAGATAGCATTTCATTTATTGAAGTCATTCGGGGAAAATACAGTTTAACAGATTACGAGTATATCAAGAAAACCATGGCGGGTATGACTGCAATAGAAAGAGAGCGAATCTTAAAAGAATCCTACGATGAACTGTGGGAGAACCTGTGGGGACCCTGCAAAGATGGAATCAACAACTACCGTCATGAAAAAGAGCAGGGAAGGCAGAAACTTGATGCTCTTCGTTCTGGAACCCCATCACTTGAAAGCATTCTCAAGGAATGCGGCACACCCTTTCAGACACCTGAGTGGGGCTTTCCAAAGGGTAGGAAAAATGTAAATGAAACACAGCAAACCTGTGCCTTACGTGAGACATGGGAAGAAACAAATATTAAACCGGCGCAAATTCTTATTATCAATAACATGGATCCCATTACAGAAATCTTTACTGGGTCGAACAATGTACAATACTGCCATAAATACTATATTGGATACACCGTCCATGGGATCGGCGAAGAAACTGTTGAAGCCGCATCGAAGACAAATGAACATATTAAACGCGAAGTTGGAGATATTCGCTGGTGTTCTTTAGACGCTGCTCTCTCCCTTATTCGAAAGGAAAATCCGGAAAAACGCGACGTATTGCTCCGGGTTGACAAGATGTTAAAAAAGTTTTGCCCTCTACAACTTGGCCCCCTTTCTCTGCTGGATCTTTCAGGCGGCCACTAATGAACCTCTGAAAACACGGCGTTATAATACATTTTTAAAATCCGAACTGTATCGTAGATGGAATACACAAATGAAGATATCTTGCGCATGTGGAACAGTTATGAGTTAACATTTGAACAAAGAGACGAACTTCTTAAAGAAATTCAAAAACGGGGCTTGTATCCGAGTGTTATGGAGGCGAGTGACGAGTGGGAAATAGAAGGGGGACTGTACCCTGATGTAGAAGATCCCAGATTCGCAGAAAAGATTATGAGCAAGCAGGAGTTTGCTGAAAACAAGCAGGCTAGTATTGCCACGCAAATGGAAGATGAAGTGAACCCATGTGATCCCGATAAGGAGTTTGAACTTACGCCTGTACAGAGATTTATAGGGCGTTTCATGTCGCCTCAGTGCCCGTATCAATCCGCCCTATTGTTTCATGGCGTGGGTGTCGGTAAAACGTGTGCCGCCATTACAGTTGCTGAAAACTATTTGCGCATGTATCCTAAACGCTCCGTGATTATTGTTGCTCCAAGAAATATTCAGCCCGGATTTCGTAGGACAATTTTCGATGACGAGGCTCTAAAAATATCCGAGGAAGGAATTAACACAGCAAAAGGATGTACTGGAAACACCTATTTAAAACGGACATCCACGGAGTTTGAAAAAGATCGTTCAACTGTCATTCGCAGTGTGAATCAGTTGATACAGGGTCGGTACACTTTTTTAGGATACATACAATTTCATCGGATGATTGAAGATATTTTGAAAAATGTTTCGAAATCTCTTGATGAAGATGCCGCGAAAATACGCGCCAGTCGTCTCCTACGACGAGAGTTTAGTGGACGCATGGTAATAATCGACGAGGCACACAATCTTCGTGATACGCCTGGAGAATCTGGAGATACTATTGATAATCCAGGCGGCGATACAGATATGACAGAAAATCAGGCTGGTAAAAAACTTACTCCAAGTTTACTGAAAGTGTTAGAGGCAGCGCAAGGGATGAAGTTGTTACTTTTAACCGGCACCCCCATGTACAACTCGTACAAGGAAATAATCTTTTTATTAAAACTCCTTCTAATGAATGACAAGCGGACTATACTTTCTGAAGGGGACATTTTTTTGCCAAGCGGCGCGTTTAAACCATCCGTCAATGGAAGTAAATCTGGAGAAGAACTGTTGGGTGCGGCCGCGAATGCCTATGTAAGTTTTATGCGCGGGGAAAATCCTCTTTCCTTTCCTGTGCGATTACCCCCACAGGACGCCCCCGTTTTATCAAGTTGGCCCAAGTTATCTATTGATGCTAAATCAGGGATATCCAAATCCGATACAGAACGCATGTTGCGTCTACCCTTTGTACCTTTACAGTTTGAAGGGGCCAGCATGGAAGTTTACAAGCGCATTTCCCAAGAGGCACTTGAAGCGGGCGGCACGCAAGTAAATAGTATTGATGAAATGCTACAATCAGGAAACTGGATATTTCCAGGCCAGGACGGCCCCGCTATTCGTGATGCAGGGTTTGATGAATGCTTTCAAGATTCGGGCGTAGGAGGTCCATCGCAGTTTACTGCTAAAAATGGGCAACCATCATGGCTTATATCGAGTAATCTCGGCACCGTTTCGCCAAAAGCAAAGTTTACACTAGAAAGAGCCAGATCTGCAAAGGGGCTTGTTTTTATTTACAGTAGGTTTATTAGTTCTGGCGCCTTACCGCTTGCATTAGCCTTAGAGGCGAACGGGTATGTGCCCTGGGGAGATAAAAAGCCCCTTTTAACAAACGGTGTGCAAACAGGGGAAGGTTTACAATGCGCTCTATGTCAAAAAAGACAAAGGAATCACAGTGGCGCCGATCACAAATTTACCCCTGCAAAATACATTTTGCTTACTGGACGCTCCAGTATATCACCGAATAATCCTGCGGCAATACAGGCATCCAGATTAAAAACGAATGTGGATGGACGCGAAGTAAAGATTATCATTGGTTCTCAAGTTGCGTCTGAAGGCGTGGATTTTCGATTTGTCCGAGAAATCTATATTTTTGATAGTTGGTTTCATTTAAATAAAATGGAGCAAGTTCTTGGTCGTGGTATTCGTACGTGCTCACATGCATTACTTCCAGAAGAACAGCGAAACTGTACAACATATTTACTAGTAAATACATTTAATGATGAAGATACAGAAACCGCGGATCTTTTTATGTACAGAAAAGCCATGATAAAGGCCGTCCAAGTTGGGCGTGTTACGAGAGTGTTAAAGCGTTATGCTCTCGATTGTAATCTGAATCGCGAGGCTATTATTGTCACTGGACTTGCTACACAGACACATGTAGATTCTCAGGGCGAGACAAGAGAAGATGTAAATGTCAACGACACTCCTTATACAAATCTGTGTGACTGGATTGAAACGTGTGAATATACTTGTGCAAAGCCGGTAGATCTTGCTGCAAAACCGGTAGATCTAACTACATATGATGAGTATGCTGTTAACTGGAGGGAAGTTCAACTAAAGTCTATTATAAGACAAATATTTGAAAAAGAGAAGCAGCCAGAGTTTCAGTTAGATGATATTTTGAATGCTATGTCTGGCGTGCCTACGCGCGCGGTATCTGCTCTTTTATCTGATATCGTTGGAAATCGTTCGTTTCGTGTTCGCATGGGCTCCAAAGAAGGATACATTGTGTATAGAAATAACTATTTCATGTTTCAGCCAGATTATCTATCCGATATTCGCATTCCTCTTGCCCTACGCGTAGCAGATGTACCGGTCAAACGCGATGCGTTTGATCCTACAAGTATTTCCTTAAAGCCTACAACGGATGAAGTTGCTCCCGCTGTCGCCCCAGTTGAGAAGCCGGCTGTAGAAGGGGAGAAGAAAGAGGCTTCGTTACAACCATTGCCAGGTACAGTACAACAATACTGGAAAACTATTACAGACTGGGCGGAGCGTATTTCAAAGGGGGAATCTGTTATTGATGATATTCCAGCGGATGTTTTAGCCGCTATTGGAAACCGCTATTTAGGAGATGAACAGGCACGAGAAAAGGCATGGCTTACAATGATTAGTTGGCTCTACGAGCATATACATAACAGTACATATGAAAGGAAAGGCGATTACTTGATAGGTCTGGCAAATACACTCATACAGTTCATATGGGATGAGAGTCTTCGTGCGAATGAGCAACTCCAACTGGTTCAGGTAAAAGATAAAATGGCAATAATGGCGGCACAAGAACAGATTGTGGAAAAAGATGGGGTCACTGCCTTTCGTTTTGTTGATCCAATTTCTGGGATTCTTAAATATATGTGTGGAGCCGCACCATGCGCTGAGGCAGTTCGGCGAGAGTTTGAGGCGAATGAGAGAGATCCTTACCGAGGGATTGTAGTGAATACTGAGACAACAGGGGAGATATACGGGTTTAATGTCCCAAAGGCAAAAGAGCGGCGCCTCACTTTCAAAACAAGTTCGGCTCCTGCCCCGGGTGGAAAAGTGGAAAAAGGTGGGGAATGTTCCATTGTGAGCACTATTTCTTATCATATAACGATGTTAAAGACTATTTCAGATATGTTAGTTTCAGAAGGGTTTCCTAGATTCATTTTAACAGAAGATATTCTTGATGAAAAGGTGAGGATAAAAAGGGACCGAGATGCGGCGAAAGCGGCGGGCACAAAGTACGTGCCCCGTATGCGCCCCCCAGGGCGCACATTTGAAAATGCAGTAAAAGCCTGTGCCCTCAAAGATATTATGTTTCGCTGGCTAGATAACATGAAAGCCAGGAAACGGTACTTTTTTAGACCGGTTTCTGCTTTGAAATCGGGTCATAAAGGCGCCGTACAGAAAGTTTAGAACTATGCGCTAACCGCTTAAAATTGACAAACTCCGTATAAGATAGGGAGTTTAGCAATGAAGTATACCGCACTCTTTGAAGAACAGGTCGCTCTGACACCCAAAGATTTGTGCCATGATATCACCTCTTTTGATGATTTATTAAAGGAGAAGTTACAGATAAAACTGGAGGGAAAGTGTTCACGTCACGGATACGTTATTTCTGGAACACTCAATGTTCTCAGTCGCTCAATGGGAGTTATTGAGCGGGGAAGGTTTACTGGAAGTGTTCTATACTACATTCAAGCGGAGGCGGATGTGCTAAATCCTCCTGAAGGAGAGGTTATTGAAGGGGTGGTTATTCGAAAAAATAAAATGGGGATGTATGTGTCTTATAATGTAAAGGAGAATGAATCTGAGGCAGAGGCACTACGTGTCATTGTACCGAGGGATTTACATATTGGAAGCGAGGAGTTTGAGAATGTAGAGATTGGCGAGAGAGTGAATGTTCAGATTAAAAAGTCCAGGTTTCAGATTAATGATCCTTATATCTTGAGTGTAGGGATGTTTGTATCTTCTTCTGGAAAGGCGCCGGCTCCTATTCGTGAAGTCAATGGAGATGCAATACCTGAGGCTGCTGAGGCTGAGGGTGAGGTCGAGGTCGAAGAGGCCGAAGAGGCTGATACTGAAGAGGCCGAGGAGGAGGAAAAAGAGGCTGAGGCCGAGGGTGAGGCCGAGGGTGAGGCCGAAGCCGAAGAGGTTGCGGAAACTGTTCCGGAAGATGAAGAATCTAAAGAATAGAATGAGCGTATCGGCCGCATCTTTAACCCAAGACGAGTACGATAGACGAAAACTTTTTGCTGATGAAGTGAAACTTCTTACTCGGAATGAAATGGAAGAAATCTATAAAATCCTAAAGGCCCAGAAAGCCGAATACAGTGAAAATAGCAATGGCGTTTTTTTCGATGTCTCCAAACTTCCGGCTGAACTCTTTTCCGAGTTAGAAAAGTTTATGGAGTTCTGTAGAAAAAATCGGCTCGAGTTTACCGAGCATGAAGAGGCGCAGAAACGGGCACACGATGCCTTGTTGAATGGGGGATATGAATAAGCCGCTCCGGCTCGAAAGGTTAAAGCCCCACCACTATATTCAAGTAATGGAGGGACTCACAGTACTGAGGCAACTACAGTCATATGTTAAGGAAAATCCCCATCGGAAAAACACCGTCGTTCCGATAGAGATTCTTTCAGTTTCAGATACACAAGAGGGTGTCGATGCACCGGCAACTGTAGCAGGTGGCTGGATTCCAACACCCTTAGAGCCACCGGGTCCACTCGGTCTCTGCTTGTGGAAAATGGATCCAGAGTTTCGTGCAGGAACGCCCCCAGTTCGCCGCACCATTCTCCGAAATGCGATTTTGGCCATTAATGAGCGTGTTGAGAAAGAGTTACGTGGAATCAAATGGCATCGAAAGAAGGTCATTGAACAGTTGGCCACGCAACAAACATCGGCGGTCTCTCCGCCCATGGATACCCCAGACTTGGATATCGCCCTCTGTGAGTTGTACGGCTATCAGAAGGTCGTTGTAGACGAGGCGAATAAGAAGATTGAGTTTTTTCCACCCGATCCTCGGACCTGGAACACAGAGTTTCCCATTTGGGGGTCTACACATGGGTCTCGTGCAGTGCTTCACAAATCGGGAGAGGAAAGTGTCGGATCAGGTCTTGCCGATTGGATTTGTGATAGAGAAAAGGAGGGGTGGAAAGTGGCCTGGCCTGAATACGATGGGACGCTGGAGGCGATGAAGAAGATTATGTCGGAGCGCGGGACCTCTTTAGGGCCGCGTCTAGAGAAGCCAAAGAAGGCGGATTACGCGGCTGCTCTTGGTCGCGCCGACGCGCTTCGGGCGTTGGGAAGGGTCTAAGGTTTATACTACGGAACTAGTAGATGGAGCAACCCATTATTATGGTCTATTATCTCCGGAAATGTATTAGTTGTCTTAATAAAGTTGAGATTGCTCTTCCCAAGGGATACCCCTATTATGAGGCGTGTTGCCCTCTTTGCAAGGCAACTGTGCGTATTTGGCCATAAGGTACCCAACAATCTTTGTTAGACTACCATAGGAATGAGTCTAAAGATACCGAAACTTCTAAAACAAATCGGCACTGTGCTCATTTGTTTTGTAGTTATTTTTTGGGTTGCCAATCGAAAAGAGGGATTTAGTGACTATATAGATTGGTTGAAAGCCTTGCGTGGATATCCTGTTCCTTCGAAACCAGTCATAGACACTTCTATGCGAGAATCTATTTATCTTAACTCACGCACAATGTGTCCGGATGGAACCTACAAATCCGAGCATGTGCGCGGAGACTGTAATCAGGATCTCGTAAAACCATACATATACGTCCCGAATATGCGATTTCAGAATGCGTTTCGCGCAACTGAGTTGGCCGACGGCCAGCAATGCTATTTCAATAAAGACTGTTATTCCGGAAACTGCTACAACTATAGGTGCGTTCCATAAAATATTCATCTAATACAGAAATGGCAACTCGAAGGAACAGGAGACGCTCTATGAAAAAACGCGGGGGTGGAAGTGGCAGTGGCAGTGGCAGTAGCACTCGCAAGAAATGCGGTCATGAACATGCGGGCGATGAGTTTAAAAAAATAGCACGTCATGCCGTCCTTAAAGAATCTAACAAGCGAAAAGGGGAGGGTGACTTAAAGGACGGGTTTAATAAGTACATCGAGCACCTTAGTGCAAAAAAGGGGGACAGCGAAACGGTGAAAGGTGGGTTAACTATTAAAAAGGAGGGCAGAGACTGTGTAAATGTATTCTGTACAGCACTATACGGGGCAAAGGGCCTTAAAACAACTGTTTGTTACAACAACGTTTTTATAGCACAATCTGAGAAATCGAGGCAAAACAAATAAACTGAAGCGGCGCGCTATTTATAAAATTGCCTCCGCAGCCACTCAAAGTCAAACCTATACAGGATAATAGAACAGAGTCAATGGAACTCTATGCTGCCGAAGCGGAATCTATTAAGAAGCGCGTGGAGGAATGGATGCTCCATCCCAACTATGAGCTTGAGGCCACTTTCGGAAGAGGGGGAACTATCGGAGAAGTTGACGCAACAACCTTCTTAGCCGTCGCCCAACGGCTCCGAGCAAAAGGGTATCACGCCCTCCCCCAAGGAGATTATATGACAGTCATAACTCCGGAACACATCCGTTTCACAATAGGGAGTCTCGGAGTTATACAGGCCTATTGCGAAGATGACACAATGGCCGGAAAGCCATACGATGTCATGATTAAGGATCGGGCAACCGCAGAAAGCCAGGTCGATTTGGACGATTATGGGACGCGCATTAAAGTCCGGCGCGAGACGACTCTTGCCCACGATGATGCACAAGTTATGAAACTGTTTGAAACCTGGGCTGCGCAAAAGAAGGCATTTCGCATGATTCGTAGATGGTCCTTTGAAGGGGAAGGCATACAAATCGACATGTCTATTATCCGCAGTACAGTAAAAACCAAGAGCGGAGACTTCAAATGGCAGCGCAGTTTCCGCGATCAGGATGTTATGAATACGCCTCCCACATATGAGATTGAAGTTGAACTACGCCACATGCCAGATGACACGGCCGCATCTGCCACAAAGAGGATTGTCAAAGGTATTGGCGAGATTCTTCGAGGAATCCAGAAAAGCACGATTCTTATCCGAACCTCCGTAGCAGATCGTGTGCGGGGATCCTATAAGGAACTTACGGGCAGCGATCTGTTCCGTGGACCCGCCCTCATAACCCTTCAAAAGGAGAACTTCTCAAAGGAACATCCCGAGAAAACCCCGAACATCCGCGATGGCTATAACGTAACAGATAAGGCCGATGGTCTCCGGTGCCTCGGCTTCGTGGACGGGAAAGGCGACTTTTATCTGATTGACATGGGAATGAATGTGTATCGCACCGGGTTGCGCAATCCGGCTCTCAGACTCTCTCTTATTGACGGAGAGTGGGTGACGCAGACGAAGGATTCTCCTCCGAAACCAATGCAACAGTTTCTGGCATTTGACATCTTTTATGCAACGGACAAGCGGGATGTGAGCATGTTCCCTTTTCAGCCCGGGGCCTTGCTGCCTGTTCCAGAAGGCGCCCCGCCCCCGACTGCTCTGCCCCCCGAGGATAGTCGCCACCACCAGTTGAAAGAGTGGATGAAAACGTGGAATAGCGGCGATGGGCCTCAAATGATGCCCGGCGTATCCATTGATACGAAACTTCAGGTTGCGGCAAAAGACTTCTTCTTTGCAAAGGCCGGAGATATGTCAATATTCAAGGCGGCAGACAAGGTGTTAACAACGGCTCGTCCCTATTACACGGATGGGCTTATCTTCACTCCCAATGCGAATCCTCTTCCTGCAAAAGCGGGCGGAACCTTCTGGGAACAGTTCAAATGGAAGCCCCCCGCCGATAACACCATTGACTTTCTGGTAGTAACCGAAAAGGTCACCGGCTCTAAGACGATCGATAAAGTCATCACCGGTATTAAGCCCGGTACTACTGGCGAAACGCTCACCTATAAGACTCTCCGGCTCTTTGTTGGTTCCCGCACCGACAATCCTCGTGATATTATTCTAAACAAGCGAGAACTGCCTCGCAGAGATCGCGGATTCGAAGGGAAGCGGGGCGGAACGAACTACAAGCCGGTTGTCTTCACCCCGAAGGAGTTTCCAGATCCCATGGCATCCTATTGTTGTTTACCGATTGAGAGAGACCCCGATACGGGAGAGGAGTTCGTCGTAACGGAGCATAGCGGCGAACCCATTCAGGATAAGACGATTGTAGAAATGTCCTATGACCCCTCGCAGCCACCGAAGTGGCGCTGGAAGCCGCTCCGGGTCCGCATGGATAAGACGGAGCGTTATCAGCGCGGCACGATTAGCCGCACATTGAACTCCGATGTTAACGCGGAGGGTGTCTGGAACAGCATTTATGACCCTATAACGGAGACGATGATTCGTCGGGGAATAGAGGAACCTACTGCCGACGAACTGGCTCTTCTAGGGGGCCGAGTCAGAGAGGGTTCCGCGCGCCAATACTTTGACCGCCAGGGCCCGGAAGCGGACGAAGGTCTTGCAACAGAAATGAAGAAGTTTCATAATCGTTGGATCAAGGAAACGATTCTCTTTAACACAGGGTTGGGCGGCGGCGATAAGACTCTGGTTGATCTCGCCTGCGGAGTGGCCGGCGACCTACATAAATGGCTGCGAATGAAGGTGGCCTTTGTTCTAGGCGTAGATTATGCCGCGAAAAACATTATGGATACCGCAGATAGTTGCTATACAAGGTATATGAACCAGGCCGTCAAACTGGGTGGTTTACAAGCCGTTTCTCCAATGGTCTTTGCCATCGCAGATTCATCAAAGCCTCTTGTGGATGGTACCGCAGGCTCTACCGACGAGGAGAAAGATATTCTTCGCTCTGTCTTTGGAAAAGTGAAGCCCACTGGCTCTGTTCCAGCCTATGTAGAAGAGTCCTGTGCCTCCAGGTTAAAGATGGGGGCAGATTGTGTGAGTTGTATGTTTGCGATTCACTATATGTTCGAGACTCCGCAGAAGTTCAATGGATTTCTAAGAAACTTGAGTGATATCATGAAGGTGGGTTCGTACTTTATAGGGTGTTGCCCCGATGGAAACAAGGTCTTTGATATGTTAAGAGCAGCGCCTTCAAAGCGCGGGATTGACAATGGAACGGTTATTTGGGATATTACACGGCAATATGAGGTGGATGATATTCCGGAGGGAGATGATGGATTTGGCCTAGGCATCGACGTCGAGTTTATTAGTATCGGAAAGGCTCATCGAGAGTATCTTGTCCCATTTCAACTTTTGGAAGATAAGATGCGAACGATTGGGTGTGAACTCTTGACTGCAGAGGAACTGCGGGAGATTGGTATGGTGAACTCTACTGCTACGTTTGACGTCAGTTGGGAAATGGCGAAGAAAAAGGGGGAGAAGTTTCCCATGAGCGATGCGATCAAAGAGTTCTCTTTCTTAAATCGCTGGTTCATATTTAAGAGAAAGCGGCAAGAGTCTATGGCGGCGGCTATGATTGCAGAAACGGGAGTGAAGAACCCCAACGGCCGCGCAGTAACTCTTGTAACAGAGCCCTCAAAAGGGAGGACAGAAAGTCTTAAACAGGCGGCGCAACAACAATCTCTCGCGGCTACGGAAGTTCAGAATGCTGAAGAGGCTTCTGCAATATCAGCGAAAACTCGTAATAGGCGGGCGAATCAAGTGGCACAAATCGCCTCAACGATTCCCGGTAGGGAGGCAGAAGAAGGCGCAGTAAGTTCAAGGGCCCCTCTTTTAACCGAGGGAACTGTCGCGGTCGCCCCCGGTCCTGGTGCTCCTGCTCAGCGCTCTTATACAAAAGGCGAAGTATTCCTCTTTTATAGCAAGGCGGGTCTAAACGACGAGCAGTTGCGAATGAAAGATCCTGGGGCAGGGCGCTGGTTGTCTCCTTCGGCAAGATTTCCTATTGAAGATCCTGAAACAAGTATTATATATCCTACGATCGAACATTTCATTGCCGGTATGCGCATGAAAATCGCTACAAATAAGCCTGAACTATCGGAAACACTCTTTAGTAGAGAAGGTATTATTCATCAAAAGTCTCTGGCTGATCGGGTGGCATTTACAAACGCGGGCACAAAGGCTCTCACTGAAGAGGAAGATACCCAACTCCTTGAGGAGGAAATCATTTCTGTGAAAGATGCCATGAAGGAGCCGTATCTCAGACAGCGGTACTGGAGGGATGATAAAAAAGGTAAAATAGTCGATGAAGCGGCGTGGGCAACTGTAAAAAATGATGTTATTGAAGAGGCTATTACTCAGCGTTGGACGAAGGACGCCCGCTTTAAAAAGATTGTGGAACGAGCACGGGAACTTGGAAAATATCTTCTGTACTACACCCCTGGGGCGGCATCTAGTAATGTGGGTGGCATACGTTCTACAAAAACTGGTGAAATCGAGGGGCAGAATCTGATTGGAAAGGCAATCATGCGACTGGCTGGATATCCTGAGTAACTTTGACACACTCTATAAAAATATAATATCCTTTGGATATTATGTTTTTCTATTGAAGCGAGACTAGAATAAGTCCCAGACATATCCTATAGGGGCCATCCTCCGTTTCTTCCGTCGCCCAGCCCCATGGCGCAAAACTACTTTTTTCCAGTTCTTCCTCAAACGATACGGAATCATATGGAAATGCCTTCCCGTACGCTGTAGGAAAAAACTTACTATATTTTTCTGAATGGGATTCAAGCGCCGCTTTTGCGTCGTCGAGAGATGTGAAAGCCTTCATAGGGGAGTCGCTTTCCTTAAAAACGCCGTAGGTGTAGTTGTCAGAGGCACTATCCATTAATACAATCATGTAGATTTTGGAGGACATTTATTTAATCTTGATATTTGTTTTCGTAAAATTGTACGCACTTTCCTTTTCCATAACAAATAGAATACATGCCGCATGCCTGGCAAGACTTATCACACCGTAACAAGCATGAAAGAGATGAATGTATCGTGTTTGACGAGCCAACACACGTCTACACTGTAAATGGGAGTTCAAAGGGGATTATATCTTGCACAAAGTTTCTACACGAGTTCTTTCCCCATTTTGATGCGGATGCCATTATTAAAAAGATGATGAGTTCACCGAAATGGCCACAGAGTAAATATTTTGGGCAAACGGCAGAACAAATCAAACGAGGGTGGAATGACAATGGGGCGGAGGCATCTGGTGCAGGTACGGCACTTCATTTGGCGATTGAGCAGTTTCTTCATGGACATCCAGAACTTATTGAAGAGCCTGTAAAAGGGACGCAGGAGTGGAAGTTCTTTGAGAACTTTTGGGAAGATGTCAAAGGAGATTTGGTGCCTTATAGGAGTGAATGGGAAGTCTGGAGCGAAGAATATAAACTCGCCGGTTCCATTGATATGGTGTTTTATAGGCCATCCGATAACTCATATGTTATTTATGATTGGAAGAGATCAAAGGAGATTAAAACAGAAAACACGTTTGGAGAAACCGGATATGGTCCTCTGGCGCATATACCGAACTTGAACTATTGGGCTTATACCATTCAACTAAATGTATATCGCTGGTTCCTGGAGACATATTATGGTCTCAGAATCAGTGATATGTATATTGTAATCTTTCATCCTAATAACTCGAACTATAGGCGTTTTCGCCTCAATAGGCTGGAGGATGAGGTGAAGGGGATGTTAGAGGCAAGGCTGCGAGCGGTTACATCTGGAAAACAGGGGGTATTATTGTGAATTCAACCAAGGATTTTCTCCCTGCTTCGTTAGTTCCCCTTGTATAGGGGCTAACCTTGTGAAAGGCATTCTTCCTTGTTCTGCTTGTGTATAACCCTTTGGAGGTTCAGCACTGGGGGGCGGTGGTACAAATGTTGTTTCTTGGGCGGATTCTTCGGCTTCTTGGGCGGCTTCTTGGGCTGATTCTTCGGCTTCTTGGGCGGATTCTTCCGCTTCTTCTGTACCCGTATCCTCAGCCTCATCCTCACCCTCATCCTCTGTATCTTCTTCACTCGCATTAACAGTTTCAAAATCATTATCATAGTCAGATTGGGCTACGCTCTTGGGAGGAGAAGGTGGTCCTCCCCATATTCCTGCAGGAGGAGATGCTACCGCAGCCTTTGGGGCAAATGGCATTTCAATCGGCACGGGCGCCTGTGTACTTCCTATTTTTGGTGGTGGTACAGGAGGCCCTCGTATAGGAAATCCTCGCGTAGGACGCTCTGAAAATGGATCAGGTGCTGGTGGGATTACTATTTCTTTCTCTTCTGGAGGAGGAGTTATTTTTGGGGCAACCTCACTTGGAGGGGCAACCTGGTTTAGAGGGGCAGCCTCGCTTGGAGGGGCAACCTGACTTGGAACAACCTGGTTTGGAACAACCTCGCTTGAAACAACCCTGCTTGGAGGAGCAACCTCGCTTGGAGGGACAACCTCTTTTGTAACAACCTCGCTTGGAGGAGTTACCCATGAAGTTTCTTTTGTTTCATTATTATACCAATACATTCTGCCAGTTGACTTGGAGTATTTTTGAACCCATTTAGGCGCTTCTTTTTTCTTAGGTATTAGAATCTGTTGCAGTCTATTTAAAAGTGCAACTGGAATATCTTTCTCCATTAGTACATGCGGTTCTTCGGTGTTTAAGACAAGCATGCCTGGTCCTTCTTCACTAATAATAAATATTGGTATACCCGGCGCCATATACGGCGTGAATGTAACATTTTTACCAGATAAAATAGGAGGATCCTTACGTAAATCAATTTGAAATACTTTTCCAGATATTTGTTCGCTTATCTTCTTCAACATGTATTCTGTCAGCACTTCTGTTTCTGGTCTAATACCAATATCTTCTGCTTTTACACGCAATGGTGTTAATAAGATATTAAATGATCCGCGAAATATTCGAATGGCTCCAATCTTTGGATCGTATCCATTGGATCCATTCATAAGCGTTTGTAGAGTTTCTGGCAATGTATTACTGGTATTCAGTTTAGCAAGTTGGGTTTCATCTTTCGTTCCACTCATTTCTTCTAAAAATTTCGGCTTTTCAGAATTTATTTTGGCCCATTCAAGGCGAAGAAGTTCATACCAAGCAGATGATTTTTCAGGATATATGACCTGTGCCGATTTTTTATCACGGTTGTTTATTACTACAGGCTTTTCCAGGGTGGCGAGACGTGATACATCCTTATTTAATAGTTGACGACGTCGCTCACCATATCGAAGAAGTTCTTCAATCAATCGCAGTAAAAGTACGCGGGGTGCACTAACCTTCTTTGAATCTTCTCCCAGGGTTGTCCTCTTTGGTACATGTAAAAGGCATTTCCCATCATCTCCATTATAATATGTACTCTTATGAGTTTGGATTTGTTCATCATCTTGTATTCCAAGATCTCTTACCCATACGCAACGCCCATTACACTGTTCTTTTCCTTTGACGGTACAATCAACGCGTAATAAAGATGTGTTCATAGCGTTTTTAGTATCTTCATCGGAAAAATCTGTTGTAATCCAAGAATGAAAGGGTCTGCTAAGAAGAATTTCCATCCGTTTCCGTTTTTCATACAAGGGAAGCCGTGAAGAAAATATTACACTTTCAAGAGTATTTCGGAGTTCCCCCCCATCTTTCTGCGAGGCCAACCAGTTTGAAAAGGTTAGACGCACATGTTCAAAAATTTCTTGAAACTCTACAATACTCATCTTTTGTTTTTCATGTGGCATTTCTGTTGAACCAGTTTCTAATGAAATTTCGTAGTTTTTATGCCATTCTAACTCTTTTACATAACGAGTGTCACTCTGACCTAATAGTTCTTCAGAAGATTTTGAAGATGGTGGTAAGACAGGTACGTACAAACGATTTCGAAGTTTAATTGCCTCTATAGCATCAGAATCTTTCGATTTAATAATCGTCATTGGGACATATCCAGTATAATAAGAAAATAACGCCTGAATATACTTTTTATAAAAACGGAGAACTTTATCAATTGGCGCCGGTGTAAAAGAGGGATCTTCCCAATCCATATACAAGTTTTTACTTAAGATTAATATTCCATCATCCACTACTGGAACTGCTATCATATCTTCTGGGCTATCCGATTTATCTCTAAAAACCAAGGCTCCAATATGATTATAGGCATCACGAATAACTCCCTCAAATATTACATCAGGTTCTAAATATGCGCGAGCAAGAGATGCGGGTATTAGTGCATAGGGGTTTATATTACTCTGGGATGTATAGACAGCGCGACCAGGTGACCTACACTGATTCATAAACTCCTGTAGGCGTTTTACAACAATTTTCGGCCATTTGGTTCTGTCAGTGTATTGAAAAACAAGAGTATGAAATGTAGACATTTGTTTTCGCCTTATCTCTTGATCGCGGTTATCAAAGTAAAAGATTGGTTCCCATATTCCAGACCAATGATGAAAAATAAATCCAACATCATTTTTAGCCATAACATCCGCATTAAACCCATAGGGCGGGCATCGAACAGATACGGATCCATTTTCTAGAATATCAAGGATAATGAATGTTATACCTGTGTTTCGAAGCCCCTCTAAATTTGTCTGTGCAAATAACATGGCAAAATGTCTATATTCCTTTTTTTGAGTATCTGAAAGTAGCCAGTAGTAAAAGGCTTTATAACTCATGTATGCTCTCATAATAGCCTCTTCATTTTCATCATGTAGTTGTACTTCAAGTATAGACGATGCCCACGACTCAATGACTCCTCTACTAGGACGTTCATCAAGGGGGTTATAGAACTCTATTGCAAGATTTCCATAGTTTAGTCCTAAAAATGTACGAATTCCATCGCGTTTTTTCCTACGTTTCGGATCTCTATCATCAAACTCAATATCATCAGGATCTCCTCCAAGATTATCTATAATATGCTCCTTCATTTGTGTAGAGTTTTGTTTTCCATAAAAGGGCGCCACCGCTGCTAAAAAACTATCATTTTGATATCGGTGTCTGTTTTCAACAGCCACTCGTAAAAATCCCGTACTACCAGATTTGATTTCTTCACGAAGCCCCCCTTTTTTACTTACAACATCTGTAGTTTTTTGGTCAAAATAATCATTTAATGCTCCTGGTAAAACCCCTATTTGTATTTTATACATTTTCTTCATCTGTTTTATAAGTTCTTCCTGTCTTTTTTTATCATCTTTTTCACGTTTAAACAGATCTTGTTTCCATTTTGCAAACTTTTCCTCTCCCGCAGCCCCAAGATCGGCAGTATCCAGGGGCAGTTTTTCCGGGCCAACTATGTATTCTCCAACCGCCTCATTTATTGTTTCATCGTATGTTTTTAATATTTGGGGAGGCAGTTCAGTGACCGTATCTTCTAAAAGGGCCGCCGCCGCCGCGTTTGTAGGGCGAGTATTAGAACGGGCCCATTCTTTGTACTTATCAAACGCGGGATTTACATCAAAGTTGAGTGGAATATTTTCTGTAAAACAGCATGGTAAATGGAATCCGTCTGGGTGCGGTGTTCTTTTTAAGAATCCAATATAAATATGACGTTTACTATGTGTTGGAGGTTTAATGACGCGCTCCAAAATCGTTTCATTTGGAGCAGGGTGCTGTCTGTTTTTAATAACAGTCCCTTTACAAAAAGGGCATTGGCCAGGTAGTTTCGGAGCCCCCTTTGGGCGTCGCATTTTTGTTGACATAAGATCTTTTTCAAGGAGAACCATTTCATCTCTTGTACAAAAATATTTGGAACATATATAATAGTTTTGGTTGCGCGGGGTTGAACCGTATTTTAACACCGTAAAATAATCCACTTCCACTTTACCAGATAATGTCTGAGGTTCTCCTGACTTAAGTGGATATTCTTGAAATGTTATATTATCGTCGGCATATTCCGCTTTTATTTCTTCGTATTTTTCTTGAGATAATACGGCAGGTTGACGACCATAGGTGGGTTGACATTGGCTAACGTATCGCTTTAAAGCAGGGTTTATTTTATTGTATTCAAAAAGGCGTGAATCGGCAGCCTTTAGTTTATTGAGAAAGTAGTTTGCGATTCCTACTTCTGAGGTGGCCCCAGTATTGGCATTCTCCCCCTTTACAGATGCGGATATATCTGCAAGGTCCTCTTTTGGCGCCGTTTGCGCCTCTTCTATTTTTTTTCGAACGTCTAGTGTTGGCGCTGCCTTAGGAGGAGCATCTCTATCAAATGGCGGATCGGGCTGTGCCTGACCTTGGACCCTTGCCGCTGCAAGGACATCTTGTGAAAAATCGTCTTCTTGTACGGCTTCCGTATCATCTTTTTCAAAGGCAAAATAATCCAAATAGTCTGGAACATCTTCTCCTGTTTCGGCGGCCTCTTCTGTTTCGGCGGCCCCTTCTGCCTCTACAGGGGCCGCTTCAGGAATTTCTTCTTGTCTTGCGCTTTCTTCATCTTCACGAGACTCGGCCTTTAAGAGTTCTTTGACTGCCTTTGAACCAATATGTAGAGAATCCGAATCCGCGCTTATTAAAATAGATAGGGCCGTTACAATCCGCCTTAGATTTTCCAAAGAGTTCACATTATACAAATGAAATGTATAAAATGGGTGTTGCGCAAATATTGCTATATCAATACCAGGATTATTCTGCCGCATGTATTCTTTTGTCTCAGGAACAATAAGAGATATTTCACTCTGATTTTGCATTTTCATAGATACTTGTTTCCGTGCCTCCTCTAAATCTAGTTGAAACTCCTCTGATACCAGATTTGTTAAATCACCAATACCACCTTCCCCTTTTAACACTTGTCTATTCATCACCTGTGTAAGAAATGTTTGAATACGATCTTCTCTGGCAAAGTTACTTACAGGTTTAAATCGTAACATTACAAGGGGTTTTTCTCCAGGAAGGGCGGCGATTTCTTGAAACATCGCGGAAAAAATAGGAAGGCGCTCACGAAGAATACGTGGAGTTATTACAGCACTGCTTTCTCTTCGCGCCCTCAAGCCAAGCACGAAGATACCCTTTTCTATTTCTGGTACCCGTTTGATATAGGGAAGATTTTGAAGCCCCTCTGTTATTTGTTCCCCAAGTGAATAAAGGTCATTCCTAGGTTCCATTTTCTTCACTCCTTTCGGTGGCTCAATAATACAATCCGCGGTCCCATCGTCAAACAAGCGAAGCGTGGAATAAATAGGTGCGACATTTATCAAACCTTTTCGTATAAGAATCTTTGCAAAGGCATAATCTCTTTCTGGGGTTGGGCTACGATCTTGCGCCCATTGTACAAGAAGTTGCGGATCCTGAATATCAGGAGTTTTTCCATTTTTCAAAAACACCTTGCTTATACCAACGCCCTCCGATGGAATGAGGCGAAAAAATGGCCTACGCTCTGTCACATCTGCCTCGTAAAAGTGTGTTTCAATACCGTTTATTTTCGGCATTGAATACCAGCCTAGTTGTAAATATTTTATTCCAGCCATCGTAAGGGAAATTAATGGTATATTTGATTGTAAAATCGATTCAATCTTTATTATAAACTGCTGACGTCGCAAAAATATGGTTTCCTGGCGTTCTGCACTACTACGCATCTCACGCAAAGGTTTTACTAGACTCTCTACGGACAAATAAGGAAACATTGGATACAAGCGTCCATTCCATTCTTTCTCACTGGGTGGTTTGCTCCCAGGAAGTAAGGCGAAGAGATCCGCGTACAAATAAGCATGAAGAATAGGTATTCCACGCGTAATCCCCTTTTTAAAACAGGCATCTTCAATTGTTATTCTTTCGCGATTGACAAAAGAAACCAGTTTCTTTTCACCATTTGACTCAACAAATTTACTATCAACAGGTATTAGACCTGAGGCGAGGTTATAGGGGTTTTTAATAAGAAAAGGTTGGTTGGCTGTCATGCCTGGAAGATTCCAAGAAAAATCTAATGATTGAGTGGAGTCGCCGGAATATGCTTCTCCTGTTGGCGCAGTATGCGAACATAGATATACATATTCTGGCACCAAATGTTCGTACGCTGCCACTTTTACTGATTTTTTTTTGAGTTCTAAACATAGGGCAATTTTAATATCCTTTAATGTCATAAATGGGAACATATTCGTTAGAATAATCGTCTCGGGTGGTGAACCCTGTTGCCTATTAACCATGACAGTAAGTTCTCCTGACGGCATTATCGAACGAAAGGATGTTAGGGGCTGTGGATTAAATATTTGATGAATAAAACCTGGTATATCATCTATAGCGTTAACTTCTGTTGGTGCCTCAACAGAAGCCATCTCTACTGGAATACTAGATAACGATTATTGCGAAAAATCTGTCCCATCTTTCTTTGGATCATAGGACGGCTGATCAGTTATTTTCATTCCACAATACGATACCGGGTGAGCCCTAAAATCCCTGTGCGTATACACACCGATTTTTTCGGCTTCCTGTAAAAGCCAGGCAAAGTTGTTCCAGAAATCGGCACCGTGTCCAATGGTCTTTGTTATCATATGTCCCATTTCATGAATGGCGACAAATGTGATAATATCTTCGTTCACAAGAGATTCATCTCCATCCTCCCGTTGTCGGAGACAGAAATGGACTTCTTCTCCTTTGTTCACACTGTAAGATGTATGCTCTGCGTCGGGTGTAGCCTCTTTAAAACGGTTCGGGTTCGCCTCGAAGTTTCGTGTAAGTTGCTTTACTTGTGGCTTATCCGGTACTGTAGATTCCAAATGTAGTTTCAGTTTATTCATCTTCAGTCGGACTTTTGCCATTGTGTCTGCTGCGTTTTGCTTATCTGGCATATCACGTACAGTGTAGAGTTCTCCATCAATAGAACTTTTCACTTTTATCAAAGGATACTGGGAGTTTGAAAGCCCTATGTAACTGAGAGCATATGATAGATTTGAACTAATATCAGTCATTCTGAACTACAGAGAGTTTATGTATGTTTAATACCGTTAAATGCTAAATTTAGGAGATGCAGGGGCCCTAAATTTAGTATTTGTAATCACGCTGCTTTACTCTTTAGGAAATCTCCAGAGCCCTGCGATTCACGTCAGGCTCAATGGTAGGCACATTAAACACTGTGACGGGAACCTGAGGATTGGGGGGCTCGGAGCGCAACTGATAGTTAGCATTGCGCAAACTCTGGCCCACTGTGTTGACACCAATCAGCGCGCCCGCGGATAAGAAGTTCTTACCCTTCAGCGAGCCGGTACCCATAGGATTCTGCTGAGCCCAGACGGAGTTACCATCTTTTGGCAGGAGTTCAGAAGGAGTCAACTGATCCCGGGGATAGCATCCAGCCGGCTGCTCCGCGTTTCCAAAGTTCGATGGTCCCGCGGAAGAAGGAGTCGGGGCCACCTCCTGCGCCATCATAACTGCCTGCTGATTCACCGCCCCATTTGCGGCATTACCTCCAGCGGGGGCAGAATAGTTCGAAGCAGCCGATAATGTTGCCTGAAACCCTTCATTGCTCCTGAACATATCAGGCTGTACATACGACAGAGTAACTACAACAACCGCTAACAGGGCGAGTGCACCAAGAGCCTGCATATTTCCAGAAGATGCCA